ACTTTAAACTCTCCTATGACACAAGTATTTCTTAAATACTTTCTAGTTAATTTTAGTTTCATTGTTCTCCTTTTGGTGTAATTAAAAATAAATTCGCAAATTTCCCATAATCTTTATAAAGATTGTTTTCATCATTATTTGCATTTGTTTGATTATTAAACTCAGCTTGAGTTGCATTTTCAAAAATATATCCAGCGTGATTTTCATTTTCTTTGGCAGTGCCAAAAGGTGCTAGAGTATTTATTTGAAATTCTTTAAACTCAATAAGTTCTTCGTTTTGTTCTAAGGTAGAACTTAAATCAAGAGTAGCAATTTGTGAGAAAGTTTTAAGACTTTTTTTGGTTAAGATAGTAGCTTCTCCTATTTTAAGATTTTTAATCATATTTTGACCATAGCTTCCAGCACCTCTAAGAAAAAACTTAGTAGGAATTTCTTTAGTAAAAAGTTCTATAGTAACGCTATTTTTACCAGCATACCATAAAGGATGGCACATACCACCATTAGTGTCTTTCACCTCTTCATTAGAAAAACTATAGTATTGTTTTAAAGCATTTGTGATATTATGATATCTTGCATCGCCATAAATATTTGCTGTACTTATAGTGCCCAATATTTCATCATCTTCTAAAACATAATCATCGCTTAAGCCTTCTTTAGCTTGTGTTGTTTCTTGTGTGCCACTTTTAATACCACCTAAGCCATTTTTCTTTATAACAAATTTACCTTTGTTTAATCCTACTTGTATTAAAGTAGTCCTAGCCCAACCACTACCTTCAAAATAAAACAATACATCACTAATACATCCACCATATTGTCCTGCTATTTTTTCTAGATCAAAGCTAAATAATAAACTTTTTCTAAAAGATATTTCATCTTTACTAAGCAAATCCATCCAAACACTATCTTGTTCTTTTTTATCTATACAAATAAATAGAGTTGATTTTTCTTTGTTGCAATAATTATACAAAGTACCTATTTGTGCTTTTGTATCAGGACTTGGAAGATTAGTGCTTGTTATAATAGAACCTGCTTGATTGCTAAGTCCTAATTCATCTACAACTTCTTTCACTATGGGCTTTAGCTCTTCTTTGGAAGTACCATCGCCTTTGTCTCCTTTATCTCCTTTGGCTCCTTGCTCCCCTGTTTCTCCTTTGTCTCCTTTTTCACCCTTTAAAGAAGCTAAAAACTCATCTTCGCTTTTTCCTGCATTAGCTTCTTTGCTAAGCCAAATTTCATAAGCACTTTGTCCATCTTCTCCTTTGGCTCCACTATCGCCTTTTAAACTTTGAAGTTGCTCAGGCGTAAAATCTTCATAAGTGAATGCATCTCCTTTTTCACCTTTATAATTGCCATTTTCTAAAATTTCTAATATATTTTTTTTAACTTGCTCATCATCTAATTTCACTCCATTTTTATAAAGCTCTTTTAAAACTTTCAAACTCTCATCAAAATCTTTATTTAGTTCTTTTGTGTTTTTGCTAATTTCTTCTAATATATTGTGCATTTAAATTCCTTTCAAAAAACATTTAACCACATGGAATGTATTACACGCATGATAAAAAATAAAAGTCTTTACTTTAGAGCAACCAAGCTCACTCATAGCTTCTTTTAAAGCCAAATCTGCTAATTTATAATCATTTCTAGTATTAGCTCTTTCACATAAATAATCATGCACGATGCTAGCACTAAAATACTCACTTTTATATGGAGGATAAATACTCCAAAAAATGCGTGGCACTGAAGCACCATCACTAATAAAACCTTTTGGCACGATAAAACTTAAACCACACAAACTAACTTCAAATTCTTTTACAACTTCAAATCTATCTTTACCAAAAGGTTTAACTATAACCCTTTTAAGTGTTTTTCTTATCATCTTGCCTACCCTTTTCTTCTTCTTTTATATAAGTATTTGTTTTTAAAAAACCGCTTGAAAAATTCTTTATTTTCTCAACTGCAATATTGTAAATATCTATTTCAGCTATTGCTTTTCTTGTTTTTATACATTGAATATTAATCATCACAGAAAGGATTTCTCCTAAAATCAAGAAGCTAAAACTATAATCTACAAAATAATATAAAGCATCTATTTGCTTTGCACCCAAAGCAAACATAAAAGGTATTCCTAGCATTAAAAACTTTGACAAAAGATCAGAAAAGGTATAAGCCTTAACACTTTCATTTAAAGCTAAAGTTCTGCAAAAACCTACTATTGCTGAAAATATAAAAATAATAAACAAAGTAAAAGCTTGAGCTTCCTTAATGCCAGTATATGCTAAAAACTGAAAGAAAAAAGCTAAGATAAAAGAACCTCCAAATAAAGCTATATTTGCTGAATTTTCTAAATGCGACATATTAATCCTCCCAAACAATAGCTTCTAAATCTTGTTCAGATTCAGCTTGCTCTATTCTTTCTTTTAAGATGTTTGCTTTAAAGGTAATTTCTTGGGTATGATAAGCTACACTTGAAGCAAATTTTAAAAAATCTTGTGGTGTAAAAGTTACTTTTTCATCATTTATATCAATCCAAATGATTTCAGAAATTGAGTTAACTTTACTTTGCATATCAAGCATTAAATTAGTTACAGCTCCATTGATGTTGAGTTTGTCTTTTTCTCTTGTTTGAAAAGTATGCTCATTATAAATAAGTCCGCCTTCTAAAGTCTCATCTCTTTTAGCTCTTATTTCATCAAGCTTAATTGTTTTTAGTTCTTCTAAGCTTTTTTGGCGTACTTCGTATTTTATATGAAAGATATTACTTAGCTCATCAAATTCTTCTTTTCTAACAAGCTCTTGGCTTTTTTCATCAAAACTTGGCAATTCTTGCTCACTCACTCTAGCAAAACCAAGAGCTTTAAGCTCATCATCATTTAATTTACTTAAAAAATAAGTATCTTCCCCTTCTAATTCTTCCTCATCTACTTTAATAATAACTTTTTTTAAATACACATCTTCATTAAAAAAAGCCTTATCATCTATCTTGTAAAACATCTTTCCTCCTTAGTTATAATAAAATGTCAAGTTTCCACGACATTGCAAATTACAATCGCTAGTATTCCACCCTGCTTGTGCGTTGTGACTACCTGTTTGATATGAAGAAAATCTAATTTTATTTGAGTTTATAGCGCCAAATTTTATTTTTGCTTTCACTGGTATTTTTTTATTAGCTGTGTATGATCTTGATGGACCATAAAAACGATGCGAATTAGCATAATTATTCCAAGTTATATCAATAGAATTTGCTGAAGTTTTATTATTCATGTTGTTTGCACTCCAAACTTCTCCTACAACTAAAACTTCTTTATTTGCTAAATTAGCAGGCACAACATATTCATTAGGTCTTACTAGATTATTTAAACTAAACATATAATTATAATTAGCCACGCCTCCGCCAAGTTCTGGAGGTAAATTAACTTGAAATATTGAATTTGCAAGCATTAGAGTATTCATATTAAGACCTTACTAATCTGATGTTATTTGCTGCTATGCAAAAATAAGCAAAGGTCTCAGTTCCACTAAAACCACTTTGTGCTATTCTAAATTTAAATGGTGCTTTAAAAGATTTTATGTTTTGACAATTATTTATGGTTATGGTTCCACTTTTACCTGCTCCACCCCAATTAGCTATGCCCAACTCTGTATTTGCATTTGCTGTTAAAATAAAATGTTGAGCTTGTCTTAAGTCTATGTTTGTTGAACCTACTGTTCCTAAATTTTTAATACCACCACCATAATCTACATACCACTTTCTAGCTAAATGATTATCAGCTGTTGGATTAACTGCACAATTTGGAATAAGCTTAAAAGTAGTATTTCCATTTAAATTAGTAATTCCATTTGCCGTTAAAGCACCACTTAAAGTTATATTTCCGTTTATCGTCTTGTTTCCTTCTATAGAAACTTTTGTTTTCAAAGCCTCATCTAACATTTTTTTATTTACAAGTCTTTTTTCTTCTAATATAGCCTCCAATTCCTCTTTTTTTTCATCTAAATCTTTTTGAATTTGACTAATCTCTTCTTCAAGTCTTGCTTTTTCTTCTTCTAAAGAAGATACATCGCCAGGTGGAACTTTGTTAAGTTCTTCTTGAATTTGATTTTTTATATTTTCTAATTCATCTTTTTTACTATTTAATTCTTGTTCTTTTTCTAATACTTCATTCTCATGTTTTTCTTGAACATCATCTTTATTTTGCAAATCACCAAGCAAAGAAAGTATATATTTAATATTTTCATCTTTTTGATCAACCCAAATATATGGCTCTATCTTTAAATCATGCTTTAAAATCCAAGCATTATCATCTGTTGTTCTTATATGTATAAAATACTCTCCGGTGCTTTGCTTTTTCCAAATATCACCTAAATTAGCCTCACTTGGTTCTTCTTCGCTGGTGTGAGTTGGAATATAAACACTTGGATTTTCAGGACTTGTCCAAGTTTTACCGCTACTAGTTTGTACATATACAAAATATTCTCCGGTGCTTTGCTTTTTCCAAATATCACCTAAATTAGCCTCACTTGGTTCTTCTTCGCTGGTGTGAGTTGGAATATAAACACTTGGATTTTCAGGACTTGTCCAAGTTTTACCGCTACTAGTTTGTACATATACAAAATATTCTCCGGTGCTTTGCTTTTTCCAAATATCACCTAAATTAGCCTCACTTGGTTCTTCTTCGCTGGTGTGAGTTGGAATATAAACACTTGGATTTTCAGGACTTGTCCAAGTTTTACCGCTACTAGTTTGTACATATACAAAATATTCTCCGGTGCTTTGCTTTTTCCAAATATCACCTAAATTAGCCTCACTTGGTTCTTCTTCGCTGATAAAAGCAGGTTTTAATTCTTTTGGCAAAGCAGGATTAACCCAAGCTTTATTATCTAAAACTTTCTCACAAACATAAATCTCCCCTTGCATAATGTTTTCATCATCAAGAGGTTTAAACCAAACACTTCCTTCTTTTTTTTGACTTGGTGGTGTTTTTTGAATAAAGTTTATTGTCGGATTTTGTAAAAATTGCAATATTTGTGCTGTTGATTTTTTAAACCATACTTGGTTTAATTTAGGATTAACCGGCTCATTATCACTACTTGCAAAATCAAAAGGATAAACCACTTGCTTATAAAGTTCTTCAAGAATTTCAAGCTTTTCTTTGCTTAAAGCTTCATAAGAAGCTATAGCTTCTTTTACCTTTTCTTCAAATTTATCAATATGTTCTAATATATGTTCATCTATTTTTTCTTTACTATTGTACAAGTATTCTCTTATAGCTATGATATCTTTACTTGCTTGTTCTAAAATTGTATAAAGCATAAGAGGTGTAGGCTTTTGATTCATTATTCTTCTCCTTTAAAAATTTGATTTATTTCATTTTGCATATTAAGCAGATCTAATAAGTCTTTTAAAATTTTTATAGTATGTTTAGTATCTTCTTTGTTGTTTAAAACTTCAATGATTAATTGCTCATTGTTAGGTATTTCTTTTTGGCTAAGCTTTATCATATTGCTTTCCCATAAAAAACGCTCAATAGAAATATTATGAGCTAAAGATTGACTTAAAGCAGTGTAATCAGCCCCTAAGCAATTATCATTTATTCTTTCTATAATTTCAAAACCCTTTTCATCTATCAAACTTAGCAATTCTTCTGTTTTATTTTGTGTATGCAAAAATAAGGCTTGCTCTAATTCTTTTGCATATTTTAAGAGTTTTAGTTTTTCTTCATTTGCTTCTAAATCAATCTCTTCTAGTTTTAAGTTTATAAAAGACACCAATTCATCTGATTTTTGAGAAATAAATTCACTAAGCTCATTAATTTCTTTTGACAAGCTATTTAATTCTTTTCCAAAAGGGTTTAAAGATCTTACAAAGGCATCTGCTTGCTTATCGAAATCTATAGGATTTTCTAAATCTGGTGGTGATGGTAATTGACTGATTTTAGTTGTAATCATCTATTTTTCTCGCTTTTATTTTTAAAAATCTTTTACTCATACCCTCATCTTGTATGCTTAAAATTTCATATCTATCACCTTCAAACTCGATCAGATAAGACATGTCAAGCTCTAAAAATCTAACTTCGAACTCGCAAAAAGAAGTTTTGTTTGTTATGTTGCCTTGTTCTTTATTTTCAACGATTAAATTTTTACAACTTGCAAATATTTCTTTTATAAAAACTACCTCATCATAATCTAGCTCTTGAAATTCATTTTTACTTTGCATTTTTTTATATATTTTTAAACGATGTTTAAGTTCTTTTGCTTTCATTTAAAAACCTTAGAAGAAGGATATTTTATATCTATTGATAAGAGCTTTACTTATATTAGGAAAACTTGTGTTTTCAAAAGCGTGCAAACAATAGTTTTTAAGCCAAAGTTTTATATCTTCTGGAAGCTCTTCATAACCTAAATTAACAATCATTCTTCCACTACCTTCACAATACAAAACATTGGAATTTGTTTTAAATTCTGCTTTGAATTGTGCATTCTCTAAAGAATTAAATGGGGCTAACACAACTCTTTCATTGAAAAAAGATATTTCATAATTATTCTTAACCAATATGCGATTAGTTCTGTTTTCAAATTCTGTTATGGCAGCTTTTAAAGACTGCTTTATGCTTTCATCAAAAACTTCACTATCTATTCTTAGAAATTCTCTTAATTCTTTTATGTTTATAAGAGTTTTTTCAGGTGCATTTAATTCTTTAATAATCATTTTTTGCCCTTACCTTTTTGTTTTTGCTGAGCTTCATCTACTTGTTCATCTACTTGTTCATCTACTTGCTCTATAAGTATCTTTACAATATTTCTCTTTTGAAGTCGTAGAGCTTCTTTATCATTAAGCTCTACGACATCACCTTTTCTATAAAAAACATCACCACTTAAACAAAATAAAAATTCAACTTTTTTCATGACTTATACTTTAAGAAGGAGTTACTATTTTACAAACTGCTTCATCTGTGATTAATTTAGCATCAAGTCTTGATCTAACTTTAATTCCAACTAAATCATTTTGAGCATACAATTCATTTAATCTCGTAAAGCTCATAGTTTCTCTATCCCAAATTTCATAAAAACTAAAATCACCGAAGATAGCAGGAATTTTATTAGCACCAAAACCATCTAATGAAGAACAATAGATTACTTTTTTACCTAAAATAGTGTCATATCCACCAGAACTAAGCGCTGGCATCCATAAAGGTCTACCATCTCCATCGACTAATTTATAAAGAGCTTTCATAAAATCATCTCCAACAAGCCAACATGCATTAGATCTATATGCACTTTTTAATGTAAAAAATGCATCAATTACATCATTGCTTGTAATGCCACTATTACTTGCTAATTCATATTTTGTTTTTGTATTTACAATACCTGTTGGTTTTTTATTTCCATCGCCTTTTATAAATGCTTCTTCCTCTGCTTGTGCAATTTTTTCAGCACTCTTTCTAATTAAAAAACTTTCTAAATTTGAGATATTATCATTTAGTAATTCTTCACTAATTTTAATAATACCTCCCAATTTGTATGCTCCAATAGTTAATTTTGAAAAAGAAGCACTTGCCTCATTAAAACTAGCCATTTCATCAATCCAACCAAAACCACTTATATCTTCAAGTATAGGTATATCTTGATTTGTGGATGATTTTTGCACAGTAGCTATTTTCCTAATTACACTAAGATCTGTCAATTTTGATCTAATTTTTGATTGCAATGTTGTAGGAACTAAAACACCGCCTTTATCACCTGAAGCTTCGTTTAATGCATCTCTTTGCAAAGATGTGTCTATAACTCCACTTCTTAAGTATTTAACAAAAGATCTCATAGAGTCTCTTTCTTCTTCTTTTTGTGGATGTGGATTCTGTTCTAATCTTATACTTGTAACTTCATTTAAAAATTTTTCTCTTTTTTGCTCTTCTTCAAGTCTTAAAAGCTCGCTGCGTTTGCTTTCAAAATCTTTAAGCATTTCATTATATTTTTGTTCTTCATCTGTGCTAAATGCTCTTTTTTCATTTTTTGCTTTATTAGAAAGCTCTAACATCTGCTTATGTAAAGCACCTATTTCTTCTCTTATTTTTTGCATTATCTCTCCTTTAAAGTGTTTTAATCATAAGCTCTAGCTCGCGTTCTCTTGCTTGAGCTAAAGCTTTAGCTTCTTTTTGTGTTTGCTCATCAAAAAAGCGTTTTTTTGCATTTTTATCTGCACCTTTCCAAACAGCACTAAGTTCAAAAATTTCAAACTCATTTACAAGTACTTTCTTGGGATTGCTGTCTTTATCTATAGTTTGTTTTAAGATTTTATATCCGATAGATACATCACTTAAAATTCCATCTTTGTATTTTTTAAAAATATTTTGACTTCTCTCATCTTTTGCAAAAATACAGTCACAAACTAATTCGTTATTTTCAACTCTTATATTCTCAATTTTTGCTATAGCATTATCTACGCTCGGATTATGATCTGTAAAAAGCGTTCTTAATTCGTTATATCTTGCACCGGAGATATCTAATTCCTCAAGGTATTCACCCATATCCCAATCCCAACGCTTACAAGCATTAGAATTTGAAATCATGACAAAACTTAATATATTATTATCATTGTCTATATTTCTTATTTTTGCAGTATCTGATCTAACAAAGTTCATATTTTTCCTTAAAATATGTTTTGTATAGATTTTATAAATTTTTTGAGGCGTTTAAATGCGTGTTAGCTTGATATAAAAATTTTATATCAAACCTTGTATATTTAATTTAATTTGTAAAAAGTCATAGTCTTCAATAGGAGCTGAATAATCTTTTAAAATACCAAAAGTGGTCAGTTTTTTAAACCCATTTTCACTTTCATCTGCAATAAATAGTGTCTTTTTATTATAAATGCTTTCAATTAAATCATCATAGTAATCAAAATGAGCTTTTTCTAAGGCAACTATAAATTCTAAAAATTTCGCTTTTTTACCATCTACTACAGTAGTATGCCCCCATTCATTTGTGTTTGTTTTAGAATAATTAAGATAAGTAAGATTAGCAGGGTGTATAGTAATACCTAATTTTTCTTTTTTACCCAAAAGTATATGTCCAACATTAGCAATATCATTTAGAGCATAGAATGTTATTTTTATTTTAGAATTAATGGGATATTTAAAAAATATAAAATCATCTTTGTTGATCTTAAATCTACCAAAAAAATATTCCCACCATGTGCGAGATTTTCTGTAAAATAGTGATTTTTCATAAATAACCCTTTTATCCAATGTTTGTATTTTAATCTTGGATAAATTGGCATTTAATACAGCTAAGGCATCAAAACTTTCTTTAACATCTATAATAACACTCCAAGTTTTATTGTCTTTACTTTGCGTATTTACCTCATCATCAAAACATGCATTTTCATTTGTAGGACGCATTTTTACCCATTTATCGAAATAAACATCTGGTTCTTCATGTTTGTCTTCATCGCTAGCACTTTTATAAATATATCCCTTAAAAGAAACCTCATCGTTGATCTTATATGTTTTATCTTTATCCCAAATAGCTGTATTATCTTTGCTTATGGTATTTTGCTCTATGATAAACTCCAAAGGTCTTACTATAATCATTTCTCAATCCTTTCTACAATTTCTCTTGTTTGTTTTGTAAGAATTGACATATCCATACAAAGTCTTTTAATGCCTTTATCTACATTGTCTACTTTTGTAATTAATCCATCAAATTTAGAATTTAATTGCTTAAAGCCATTATCTATACCTTTAGAAAGAGCTGTTTCTAATCTTTCAAATATATTAGAAACATCAACCTTTAATCCCTTACCATCTTTTAACGGAATAACTGCCTCAGGATATCCATTTTCTCCTATAATAGCATTTGTTTTTTGTGTTATTATTCCACCATCTGCAAAAGCGAGCGCTTTTTTATTAGGGTTTTTTATTTCTTGATTTAATTCACTATCTACTTTATTAGAATTGTTTTGATACGCAAGCAAAGCATATTTTAAATTTTCTATAGCAGCCACACTTAAAGTACTACCATTTTTTAATTCTTTAATCATACCTTCTAAGTATTTTGCTATAGGTGAATCTTTTCCAAGATACTTAATCATTTCCTGAACTTCTTTTTGGCTTTGCTCTAAAAGAGTTTCTCTATATTTTTTTAATTCTTCTAAAGTCATAGAAGATGTATCTTTTATAGTTTCTTGAAGTTTTTCATTTAATTTTTCATTTTCTAATGTGATTTTGGCAATCTCATCTTGTATTGTATTTAAATCAGCTTCACCTCCTAAATCCTTCATATCATTAGCCATTTTTAACATTTGAAATTGATATTCTTCATAAGATGATGAATTTCTTAAGTCATTTGCTTTGGCACTTGCTGCCTGCTTTAGTTCTTCAAAGGAAGATGAATTAAAATTATTATTTTTAAAATCATCGCTAGCTTTTTTTAGTAATTTTTCATAGTTTTTACTTATCATTTGAGGTGTTTGAATAGTTTGCTTAATCAAATTATCACTAAAGCTAGCAAGAGATGATAAAATATTTTTTTGATTGTTTAAATTTTCTAAAAGTTTATTGTTTTCATTAATTTTAATTTTGGCATATTCTTTTGAATTCTCATCTTCATATGCTTTTATAAGCTCATCAACTTTAGCTAACTCATTCAAATGCTCTGATGAAAAAACTAAACCACCTTGCTCTTTCATTATTTGTTCAAAGGAAGTGATAATGGCTATTAATTGTTTTCTAAGTTCAGTATTACCAGTGCTTAAAAAATCATTTATTCCTTCATATCCAAGCTCTAACAACTTATCATTAGCACTAAAAATATCTTTAAAAATATCTTGTTCTTCTTTACTTAGATCATCTTTTAATCCACCCATTATAGTAGCATACTGATTAAGCAAATCATTAACTTTAAAAACACTAGTATCCAATCCATTAACACCTGCAAAACTTTGATTTATCTGCATTAATTCACTTGTTTTATTAATAATGGTTTGCAAGATGTTATTTACTTGCTCATTTGCACTTGCTAAAGCTTGTAATAATTGCTCCCAAGCTTCTACATTTTCAGTTGAGAAATCATTTCTTAAGCTTTCATTATAAGCCTCATTAAGTTTATCTAGTGAAATTTGTGAAATATTTTTAAATTCATCTTCTTTTAACCCTAAGATATCAAAACCACCACTTACATTTCTAATGGCAGTTTTTAGTGCATACATGGTATCATCTAGAGTAATTTTTGCCACCTTCACAGGATCATTTTTATATATTTGACTTAAAATATTACTTTGCATACTCATAAACTGACCAAATTGCTTAGAAAGTTGCTGTGCATAAGATATATTTGCTTCTTTAGCAGCTTGCTGTATGGCTTTGATTTGTTCGTTAATTAATTCATTATCATCAGTATTTAAAAAACTTTTTAATAAAGCATTTGGAACGGCTGTATCTATAAGAGAATTGCCACTATATTTCCCTGCGTTTATTTCGTATTTGTCTAAATTTGCCCCTAACCTTTCTAATAATGCATATTGATTATCCAAAAATAGATTAAGTTCTTTTATCTTTCTATCATTTATATTTTGATATTCAGTCCAACTTTTTTTACTAAACCACCCTTTCTTTTGATAATCAATATAGCTTTGCAAATTTCCTTGTGAAAAATGATCTTTAAAATTTATATCTTGCCAAAGTCTTAGACCACTTCCGGTAGCTTTAGTTTTTCCAAAAATTCCACCTATAACACTACCTAAAAGACCACCTACCAAAGTACCTATACCAGGTGCTATTAAAGAACCCAAAACTCCTCCTATAGCACCACCACTTCCAGCATGAGTATCAGCTTTAAATAACATATCTCCAAGCTTTCCTATACCATAACCCAAAAGACCACCACTTAATGCATTAGTAGCTAAACCACCAACAAAACCCAAAGTAGAACCAATACCACCGGCTAAAGCTCCATTTATACCGCCAATACCTAAAGAACTCCATAAAGCACCAGAACTAAAAGAAGTTAAAGCAGTCCCTCCAAAAAAACTACCAAGATATGCACTTCCTAAACTTAAAATATTGCTTCCTAGTGTTCCTATATTTTTTATTAAATTAGAAAAATTTTGAAACACAGAAGTAAAACTATCACCAATACTGCTAAAATTAAAACTACTAAAACTTTGTATTTTTTCAAATGTAGAGCCACTTAAAATACCTTCTAATGCATTAAATCCACTTAGCACATTAGATACACCATTTAACACATCTTGTCCTTTTTTAACCTCTCCATTAGAAGATATAATAACTTCTTTACCATCTATAACACCGGTAAAATTTCCATTATTATCTTTTTTTAAACCTAAATCTTGAGAAATTAAACTAACATTTTGATAAGAATTGTTCGCACCCATTAATGAATTTGTAAAAATGCTTGATATTGATCCGCTAATAGAACTAATAGCAGGTGATAGCATATCCATAGCTAAGGATTTGCCTAAACCTATGAATAATTCTTTTAAATTTTTTATTTTTCCTTCTATAAAATCAAAAAAACGACTTTCTATGGTTCTTTGCATATTTGCTATCATCTTAAGATAATCATTTTCTACATTTTTAAATGTTTTTGATGCATTTTTTTCTACATTTAGAAAAGCTTCTTTTTGCGTCTTTATAAGTTTTTGGAGATCTTCTTTATCTAAAATATCTACAAATTTCTCTCTTAATTCTATTTCTTTCAAAGCCCAAGCTTCTTGTTTTTTACCAACACTTTCATAAAATTCAAGCATTAAACTCTTATAGGATTGAAATTCTTTTTCACTCTCTTTTAAATCAAGATCTATAATCATTTCTTCTTTAGCTTTTTGTATAGTTTTACTATCAAAACCTATTTCTTTGAAATGTTTTAATTTTTCATTGATAGATTCCAAGCTTTTTTCATACTCACTCATAGTGATTTGTGAAAGTTCTTTGAGTGCTTGATTTTGTTCTTTTATGATTTGAGTATGCTTTTCTTGAGCAAGTTTTGCTTCTTTTATTTTTTCTAATTCATCTTTTTTAAATATATAATTTTCATAATGTTTTAATTTTTCAATTAATTCATTGTATTGATTAACCTTAAAAATATCTTTATTCCAATTACTATCTCTTGTTATTTGCTGTATAGTTTCCCCTATAAGCTCATAATCTAATCTTAGCTTTTCAGCTTCTTCTTTAGCACTTTGTGGTATTTTTAAATTTTTTAAATTTTCAGAAGCTTTCAATACAGCAGAAGACAGGTTTTCTATACTCTCAAGCTTTATGTCTTCGCTTTTTGCTTTGTCTTTTGCAGCTTGTGCTAATTTTAAATTAGCTTGCAGTTGCTCATAAGCCTTTGCTGCTTCTTCATTCATCTTTAATTGATTTCCAAATAACATTTCATGTAAATGCCCATAACTATTCAAAACGCTTTCTAGACCATCTTTTATATACCAAAAATCTAATTTAGATGTTATTTTTGCTCCTAAAACATTGCCATTTGCTTGTAAAGCTTCCATTTGGCTTTTTATGTTTTTAATATAATAATCTAATTCTTCTATATTTTTAACTTCAAGCTTTCTTTTTGAAGTTTTTTCTAATGCCTTATCAAAGCTATCCCATTTTTCATAGATATTTGCAATTGCAGTGCTTAAAGCTATAACCCCAGCAGTTGGAGCTAAAGCTTTTGTGAAGTTTATAGCAGATTTTACTAAATTACCCATAGTTCCTTTTATGGTTAGCAATAAAGGATTTCTCTTTAAAATACTTTCATTTATTAAATCTTCATTTTTTAAAATTTCTTTTTCAAGATTTGCAATTTTCTTTAATGCTTCATTTTGCAATATTATTCTTTCTTTTTCTAATTGCATATTTTTATTTTTTGTTCCAAAATAACTAAAATGTTTTGCATCTTTTGCTAACTCTGGCATTAGACCGCTTAATCTATCTATATCTTTAAAAGATATTTTTATATTTTCTATTTGGTATCTTAAATTTTTTTGATAATTAGTTAAATCTTTCATTTGTTTTTGCTTTAAAACCAAATCATCATAATCTTTTTTTATATTTTTAATTTCACTACTAAGATTTTTAAAAAAGGATGAATTTTTAAAAGCATTAAAACTTTTAAAACCAGCATAAGCAAGTCCTACTCCAATGGCTAACTCTTTAAATGAACTAGCAAAATCATAAACTGCTTTAATATTTGATTTAATTTCTTTTTCATTTTCTTTAAAATACCGATTTACATCAGAAATAGAATTCTTTAAAACATCAAAAATAGGTTTTGAAATTTCTGCTTTTAACATTTGAATATTTGCTTGAAGCTTAATAATTTGTTTTTCATATGTTTGAGTTGTATAGTCTGTATATTTTGTTAATTCTTTGGTTTTGTCTATAAACAATTCAAATAATTTTCCTTCTTTCTTGGCTTTAGCCATAGCCTCATTTGTAATTCCTATACTCTCTGCAAATCTTCTTAAATCACCACTAGCACTAAAAACACCAGCACCTAAACTATCCATAGTTATAGAAAGCTGTTCTGTACTCATAGAAGTGTTTGAAGTTGCTATCATAATATTTTCAAAAGATTTTTTAGCTTTATCAAAATTCATATTGTTTAAAGCGGTAGATGAGAAAGATCTAAACATACTTGCTAAATCTTGTAAAGAATATCCGGTTTTAGCATGCAATTCATTAAATTCTTTAAAAGTTTTTTCACTAGATTTTACAGCTTGGGTCCATTTTTGAACTTGAGTTATAGCTTTACCAGTTGCATCCATATTAGAGTGGGTTGTTGCTGTTATAAAAGCTAATTGAGTTTTGGCTGTCTCAAAGCTTTTGCTAGCGTCTATAAAAGATTTGGCATAATTACTCACGCTATCAAACATAGCTTTATAACCATGATAGCTTTGCACAAAATGTGCATTCATATCTAGTATCGCTTTAGATAGACCCAAAAAGCTTTCTTTGGTATCTTTTGTTTTTTGATTTAGATTAACAAAGCTTTGGTTTAACTTATTAACACTAACCACTCCTTTATTTGTATCAACACTTATACCAACTTTTACATTTTTTGCCACTTTAATTTCCTTTTATATATAATTTAGCTAGAATGAAAACAAAAAAAGGTATTAGAATGTTTTTTTACTCTTATGAGCCACTTACTTTTATAACTTTGCTGTTTTTGCTTGTGGTGTTTTTTATGGCTAAAACTAAGAGTAAAAAAGAATTTCAAGAAAAGATTATTGATGAAGAACTTGCTAGCTTTACTAAAGCTGTTGATATTTTTCTTAAAGAAAACAAACCACAAAAAGCTCTGCTTAGTGCAAAAGCTATGCAATTTGGTATAAAAAACAATCTTTTTAATCACGATATAAAAGTTCAGTTTTGTCAAATTTTGCAAGAAAACCCAAATGAAAAAGAATTTATCGTGGAGATTGATCATAGTTTATTATCCTAAAAGTTCTAAAAAATCTAAACCTAATTTTTTTAAATCTATATTTTGATTTGTATTAGCACTTTGCTTAATTGATGGCCTCAAATGCTCACTTAGTAAAAAATCTTCACATTTGTTTTTAACTCCCATAAAAGATGCAATCATACTAAGCAAAATGCTGATTTGTATTTCATTTCTATCACAAGCTAAAGGCTCATTAGACAAAAACTCCATCCACTCATTAAATTCTGCCTGGGTAATGCTTTGCTCTAGTTCGCCTATTGTTTTTCCTAATGCAAGGGCTAGGCGATATTTTAATCGCCCTTGCTCTCTTGCTTTGGGACTTCTACACTAAAGGTTAAAATTTCATCAGCTATTTTAGAAATAACAGCGAGTGCAGCTTGATTAAGCTGTGTAATTTCTTTTTTACTTAATCTTGGTTCTACAAGTCCTTTTAAGACAACTTCGGTTCTAAAATTAGAGTTGTTGCTTATGGCTTCTATATTGATTTCATTAGTATCATCACCTTCTTTACTATCTTTTTTAAACTCTATTTTATGATTTTTCATAAGCTCATATTGCTCTAACATAGAAAGTTGTTTTATGGTTATTTTTTCATCAATGCCATCAATATTAATTTCCTTTATTTTAAGAGAATTGTTTTGTAAAAAATCTTTTAAATTCATTTTTTTCTTCCTTTTTGTGTAAATTTGTTAATGTTGAATTCTTCTTCAGTGGCAGATGAAGCCACACCACTGCTTCCATCGCATGTGTATTTTTTTCTTATATCTTTATTTGCTGGATATGTAAGAGATAAAGGATTTGGATAAAAATAAATTGTCTTGCCTTTTAATTCTTCATAAGTTTGACCTTGAGTTGGCTCATTTTTGATTTCATGAATGATGTTTTCATCATCTTCTTTTACCCATTTATCCTCATGTTCTTGCTCACTATCTATAAATTCTTTACTTTCATTAAAAATCTGCTTATTAGCATATGGACACACACCTCTAACGCTATCAAAGATATATACAAGTCTTTCATCATTAGTTTGTGGCGTTTTTAGTGTGCTTGAATTTGGATAGTAATAGATCGTTTTTGATTTTTTATCCGCATAAACATCACCTACATTTAACACATCGCTAGTATGCTCTATATTATCTCCTTCTTCAAATCTAAAAGGAGTGATGTCTTTTGCTTCTCCTATTTTTTCTGCTGTAATATTTGCGCTAAATTTATTATTAGCTTCGCTGGTAACTTCAAAACCCGTTATTTTCATTTTGATTTTTAAAGTTGTTTTTCTTTCATCATTAACCTCAACAATAATAAAAACTTCTTCATTTTCTTCAAAAGCCTTTTCAAGATAATTTACACCTTCAAAATCTTGCGTTTTTCCATCTTTTACAAATTTATAAAGCAAAGACATATTCACAGTGGCACTTGTTTTTTTACCTACTGCATTTATTTCTTCATAATCTCTGTCATTAATTGGGCTTAATTTTTGACTTTCCCTACTTCCTCCTTTAAGTCCTGAAATGCTAGTTAAAAAACCTGCTTGTACTGGTGTAGATCCGGCTGTTTCCATAGCACGAGATAAAACTAATACTCTAAGACCTTGAACATCTGGTGCTTCTGAAATTATTTTTTCTTTTGGCATTGGTTCTCCTTGCAATAAAATACAAATAGATTTTAAGAAAACTTTGAGGCGTTAGAAAGCGTATTAAAATTTAAAAGTTAAAAACACATTACTTTGAAAAAAACCATTTTCTTCATCTTCTCCGGCTATGAGTATATCTGTTGGCTTTTTATCTATACTAAACAATAAATTTTCCAAATCTTCTTTTATATTTCTTAACTTTTGATACTTTTTGCTATATATGGTAAGGGATATTTCTATTTCTTTTACTAATAATTTATTATCAATACTTAAAACTATTTCTTCATTGCTTATTTCATAAACTATAAAATTTTCTTTACTTTCTATAGTTGCTTTTATAGGATAAATATCTAGTTTTAATTCATTTTCTAAATTTTGTAGAAAGCGGACTAAAAATTCTTTGTACATTTTCATTTAAAACCCTAATTTTTTTAATTCTTTTTCTAATTCGTTTTGAACTAAAATATCTACCTTTGGTTCTATTTTTTTTGTAGCATTTTCCATAGTTTTATATCCTTTTACAAAACTTGTTTTACCTTTTTTGTTTTTTCCTCCTCTATGCCAAAATCCATGCTCTAAAAAATGTGCATAATAAGCACTAGAAAAATACTCTATTTTATTTTTCTTTTCATTCTTTTTCTCTAAAGTCCATTTTTTAAAACCTTTTAGTTTTTCATATCTTTTTTGGCTTACTTTTTTCTTTTTAAATACAACAGCAGCTGCCCTATAAACACCTTTTTCTAAATTTCTACTTGTAACAGCCCTAACACTTGATCTTAAAAGACCACTTTCTTTAGGTGCTGTTTTTTTATAAACCTTAGCTATTTCCTTGCTTACACTCATAGCGCCTTTTCTAGCAGCTTTTGATAATGATGAATTACTCAGTGTGTTTAAATCTTTCATTAATTCTACAAGACCTTCTACTTCTATTTCTCCCAAACCTCATCCTTTAGTGCATTTAACTTTCCTAAATTTAATGCTATAAGATGTTCATTTCCATTGCTAATTGGGTTCATCTCCTCTAACGCCCTAACCTCATTAATACTCATAACTCCATTGTTTAAAGCTTTTGTATAGCTTTCCCATCTTGAAGCACTATCGGCTCTTAAAATAGCGTTGATATTAAATTTAAAATAATATTTTCCCCATTCGCTTTTAGTAAGCAAAAAGCGATTAAATGCTTGTTCTATTTTTGTAGTAAGAGGCGTGATTGTTTGAACCATGTAATTTGTTTCTTGTTGTTCTATGTTAGAAAATGTTGCTCTAGAAAGATCTCCTAGCTTATGCGGGGGTATGTTAAATAATCTTGCAATTTCTATAATCTGAAATTGTTTGCTTTCTATAAATTGACTATCTTTATTTGCACTTGTAGTTTGAGTAAATGTAGAGCCACTTTCTAAAATGGATATGTTATAAGCTTTCTTTTGACTATAGTTTTCTTTAAATGATTTTTTCAATCTATCATATGCTTGATCACTAAGCTCATTTGGAACAGTAATAACACCGCTTGTAAAAGCACCATTTTGAAAAAAGCTAAGCCCATGTTGTTCTATGGCTGTAGCTAACTTTGCTGTGGTTTTACTTTTTCTTAAAGGTGCTATTCCATTGACACCATCTTTTGTGTGGTATGGAACATTGACTATTTCATCATAGCTTAAAACAACACTGCCATTGCTAGAGTATGCACTATAAAAGTATTTTCCACTTTGTTTAAACAATGAAATATCTTTGTTTTCTATAAGTTCTATGGAGCAAATTTGCCCATTTCTTTTTCGCATAGGATATAAAAAACCATTTCCATAAATAAGCATTTGCACCATAAAAGCTTCTATAAGTGTAAATGGTGTCATGGTTTCATTTGGTGCAATTTTTATAAGATCAAACAAAGGATGATTAGTGGCTAACACAGAGCCATTTTTTTCTTTTTTGTATAGATTTAATGGCAAAGAAGCTATGGTTTCGCTTATGTTTGATATAGCTGCAATTACAGCAGAAAGCTCATCAGAATTTACCTTTTCTTCTGAAAGGAATTCTAAGGTATGATAATCTTGATTTCTTTTTTGTGTTTTAAAAAATGATTTTATTTTATCTAGCATTCAAAGCCTCGTTTTTTTAAGTATTTTAAAAAAACTTTGAGGCGTTAGAATGCGTATTTGGTATAAAAACACAAAATCTTACATTACAAGATTATAAAATACTTACTATTTTTTGTGCTTATTTAAAATATTTACATAATTTTCACATTCCGTTTTTAACAATTCAAGTTTTTCAACACCCAAAGGATTAATAGGTTTAATTTTTTTATTTATATAATCATCATATCTATCCCGCATAACTTCTACCATTAAATGCGCAAAATGCTCCATTATAATATCTTCATCCACGCTATTATTTTGAATCAATGTTTGAAGTACTTCAAAATAATTTAACATCATCCTTACCGATCTTTCTAATTCTAAATTATTTTCAATTTCCCTTGTTATTTCTTCTTTTCCTAATTTGTTTTGTATACCATGCTGTTTTCTTGTATAATCCCTTGCTTCTATAAAATGCTTTTCATCCCATTTTAATATCATTTGCATTGTCAAATTAAATTTATCTACCTTTGTTTTTTCAAAATCTGCTCTTGTTTTTTCAAAAATAGAATAAGCATTTAGCACCAATGAACATGACACTGCATAAGCAGAAATAATATATGCAATAGTTTTAATTTCTAAATTAAAATATAAACATAAACATACGATTGCAAAAAACCCAATCAACCATAAAGCAAAATACCAATTTTTTAATAATTTCATTGAAACACCTTTAATATATAATTAAATTTCATTGAAATTATATATTATTTTTTATTTTTTGTTAAATTTTTAAACTGTAATGGGTATTTTAAAAAGAATATGTAACTATCTATAGCTTTAAAAGGTTTGGAGGATAGTTACATGGAAAACTTAAACTTTCCGACTATTTTTTATTCAAATGTTTGGCTAATTTTTCTAAATTATCATCACAGCAAAAACTAAAATCACATTTGTTCTCACCAAAAATTTCATTATACCTTTTCTTTTTATCATCAATATTACTCTTAGTATTGATAACATATATTTTATAATCGTTTTCATTCAAACGCAAGGCACTTTGAAAAAGATAGACAACAGACAAATCGCTCATAGGAAATGAAAATCCATAGATATAGATATTTTTAGCATTCCATATAGCTCTAAAGGCTTTTCTCCATAAAGATTGCAATAAAATATGGTTATAATTATTTGTTTTATCGAGTATAGGTGGAATAATGAGTGGTTTTAAATCGATAAATAATTCATCTTTATATGGTACTGTGATAAAGTATTTAAAATACCTATTTATCATTCTTGCAGAATGAGAGTATATTGGACTATTACTATATGCTTGGTCACAATACCAATTGATTGAACCATGAAGTTTTATTATCTCAGCAGTTTCATTATCTATATAAAGATTCTTGTCATGATAAAAACTAAAATTAATTCTTGCTCGCTCATCAATTTGTTTTACTGGTATTTTATAAAAAACATCGTATGATTCGTGTTCTCTTGTTAAAAATAGCATTTCTTCAAGCAATAAATCATAATTTAATGTTATACAGATACATCTATTATTATTAATATATTTTGATAATATTAAAATATCCTTATTGTTTTTATCAATTCTTGCATTTCCTCGTAATTCCATAAAATAATTATTTATCTTATCTATTTTTTCAATATAAGAAGCTTCATCTCTTAAGATATCTTCTTTTGTTTTAAAAGGCAAAGGTGTTATAAGATAAGTTAAAAGCTGTTCCAAATTATCTTTGTAGATTTTTTCATTTTCATGTATAAAATTATTATCCAAAAAATAGTTTGACAGCTCGGCAAGAGTTGGATAAGAATTATTTAGAGATTTTGAAAAACCCGCACCAAAAAAGAAAATATCACTACCATTCATAAAAATCCTTTTTGGAAAATTATACATTATTTTTAATATTTCAAAATAAAATCTTTTCATTGCTTTTTGCAATTTTTTGTTAAATTCTTTGAAATTAAAATTAAAGGATTGATCATGCAAATGCAAGAAGCAATCAAGAAGCTAAAAGACATACTTGCAAGTGAAGGTAAGTGCGAATTAAAAACAAAAGATATAGCTAAAGAATTAGGTATCCATCCAGACACTTTTAATTCTATGAAATTTAGAAACTCTATTCCTTATGCACATATTTTAAATTTCTTAGAAAAAAGAAATATTAGTATTAATTACTTCTTTTATGGAAGCTCTCCAAAAGATCAATTAGAATGTGAATACAAATATAAAATTTTAAAACTATATAAAACCAATGCTAGTTTAGGTGGAGGTGGTATTAATGATATTTTAGATTTTGAAAACATATTAATAGATCAAAAGATATTAGATTTTTTTAAAACAAAAGATTGTGAGCTTATTACTTGCTATGGTGAGAGTATGGAGCCAATTATCAAAGATAGAAGTATTTGCGTAATAGATAGAAATAAAACTTTTAAAAACAAAAGCATTTGTGTAGTCAATACTAAAGATGGACTTTTTATCAAACAAGTTTTAAAACAAGATAATGGAGTGATTTTACACTCTTTAAATCCTTTATATAAAGACATATTTTATAAAAATGGAGATTTTTTGCTAATTGGTGTGGTAGTTGGAGAGCTTATGGCTTTCCTAATGTCTACAAACTCCTAATACCCCGTTTTTCATAAACACTTTCTTGAGGTTTTGCAAAGGTATTTTTAGTCGCTATGGCAGTTACTAAAGCTGAAATTGCATCTATTCTTTCACTTGATTTTTTCTTATCAGGTTTTATATTTTCTCTTGCATCTTTATCTATTACCAAATTATTATTACACCATCTAAAAATAGGATTTGCATTGTGGTTTATAGTTTGTTTTAATACTCTTATTTGATACTCTTTTAGCGGTTCGCTTATACTTGCAAAACCTTGTCTAATTTGTACGCATTCTAAGTTTTCTTCACTAAGTTTTTTGGCTACTTCAGTGCTATTCCAAGGATCATAACCTATCATTTTGATATTAAGTGTTTTACTAAAACAAATAATATCTTCTATCAATATATCATAATCTACACTATTACCTGGTGTTAAAGTCAGATATCCAAGCCTAGCCCATTCTAAATATGGAACCTTATCTCTTCTACTTCTTTGCTCAGCGCACAGTCTAGGTGCATAAAATTTAAAATCAACATGTAAAATTTTATCAATTTCGCAGATTATAGCTAGTGCAGTCAAATCTGTCGTAGCTGAAAGATCTATTCCCATAAAAACATCAGAAGTTAAATTTATTTTTCCAAGATTACACTTCATAAAATCATCATCTTTTACAAAAGCACCAGCATTTGAAGTCCATATGTTTAAATGCTTTGTCTTAAAACTAACCTCATCGTTTGCATTTGATTTTGCTTTTTCAAAATATTCTCTTAATTTTTCTATCTTAACTCCATACCCTAAAGCAGGATTTACTTTAGCCCACACTTTTTCATCATGCCAATCATCATCTTCATTTGGTTCGTAAATTTTAGAGTATGTAGAAGGATCATTTATAATACCACAAGCAACTTTTTTACAATAATCATATTGTTTTTTCATCTCTGAATTTTGGTTATAACCTGCTGTCGATATTACTATACAAAGAGAATTAGAACGACTTGCCGTTCCTTCTTCTAAGACCTTGTATAATTTTCCATCTTTTGCAGCATGAAGCTCATCGTAAATAAAAACATAAGGTCTTAATCCATCTTTAGTTTCACTAGTAGCTGTCAAAACCTTTATAAAATCTTCAAACTTTGTATTTTTTTTACGAATTTCCCTATAAGTCTTATATTGATAGCACATATCATTCAAATGCTTTTCTTGACTTATCATAGATGAAGCTGCATTAAAAACTAACTTTGCTTGTTCAGTTTCATTTGCAGCACAATATATTTTCTTTCCTTTTTCTTTATCCACAAAAAGAAAGTAAAGCAAAATAGCTCCTATAAGCTCTGTTTTGCCGTTTTTTCGCGGAATAAATAATAATGCATAAGAATACCTCCTAGCATTTTTTTCTTTTGAATATGTAGCAATAATGTCTATTATAAACTCTATTTGAAAATTTAAAAGAGCAAATGGCTTTCCTGCTAATTCTCCATCGGTATGTTTTAATAAAGATACAAAAACAACTGCGTTTAAGGCTATTTTTTCATCTATATAAAATGGAGAATTTTGAAATTCTTCGTTTTTTATTTTGATATATTTTTTAGCATAATTTAAAATATCTTCTCTAGATCTTAATTTGATATCATTCATCTTCTTTCTCCAATAAAACATCAAAAGGAGAGCTTTCTTTTTTCTCTTTTGGATTTACTCTTGTTCTACTTGGAGCGCCTATGCCTAAAATTTTAGCCAAGCCTATTACATTTTTAGTTAGAGAGTTAAAAGCAACTAGCTCGGGAGTGATAATCTGCACTCCTTTATCACTTGTAGTGCAAAAACCTTTTTTCTCTACCTCTTTGCTTGAGCATTCTAGTAAAATAAGATTTTTAGCATATACTTTAATAATATCATCTTCAAGATCATCGTAAATTCCTAAATTAATTAAGTCGTTTTTTACTTTTTGAGCCAATTCTTGCTCTATTGTTTGAAAATTTAAGTTAATTTCACTTATTTCTTTGTCTTTAACAATTTGCTTGTTTTTTGGTTTTTCTTTTATAATACTTTCATCTATAAAAAGTGCTATTTCATTTTGCTTTGAGTTATGGTGATTGTCATCTTGTCTTTTTTTAGCTAACTTTAGTATTTCTTCTTTTGGGTAAGGTTTAGCTTTTCCTCTTAAAACCTTAACTCCATTTTTCTTTAAATATCTACTCAAATACTCTTTAGAATTAATATTTAGTATTTGCAAAACCTCATCACAACTTAAAAATTCTTTTTGCATTAACACCTTTCTTTTTAGTGATTTTACACAAAACATAAGGCGTTAAAGTGCGTATTAGTTAATTGGGCGTTAAACATAAGGAAAACATGCAAAAGAAATTAAAGCACAAGCCCCAATTATTCATATTTTAAACTTGGTATTTATTGGTTAATTAGTTAGTCAATTACACACACAATAAAAAAAATAGCTCACGTTTTTTCGCGACTAGCCGGTCGGTGACCAGAATATCGATTTTATAGAGATTTAACCCCCTACCCCTTTTAATTCTTCTTTGGTTTTTTTATTGTGACAAGTCATACATAAGCTTTGCAAATTTGTTACATTTAGTTTTTCTCCACCTTGTCTTATAGGGATAACATGATCAACAATTTTTGCAAATCTTCCACATTTAAAACAAAATGGATTGTCATTAATAAAACTAGAACGTAATTTCTTCCACTCTACACTATGATAAAAACTAGAGCTATCTCTATCTCTTTTGAAAGCATCATAGTGTTTATTTTGATTTCTAACAGTTGTTATCTTACACTCAGAACACTTACTCAAATGCGAGAGTATCTTCTTTCCGCATTTGCAAAATTTATACGTATTCATCTTTTATAAAAACCTATTTCGGTTTTCTTTGTAAGCGATACTTTAAATTCATATTCAAAATCATCATAAGCCTTAATAGCATAACAACTATAACCAGCTTCAATTATCTTCATAAACCATTCAGGTAGCAAAATAAAGAAATTTCCACCAACTCTTTTAACTTTAAAACCACTTTTAATATCATTAACATTTCTATGAAAATTATCATATAATCCAAGATTATTTATAAAAATCTTTGCAGGTACAGCATTATTAATTATTTCATTTTTAAACATTTTTCTACTCTTATCAAATTAAAGCAAAAAAATAAGTGAAGTTCCTTATATTTTGTATTTTATCATAATTTCACACAAAAATAAAAAATACATAAGTTTGGAATATTATTTGCTCTTACTAAGATACTAAATAGCAAAAAGTATTTATATCTTTTCTCCGCAATAAACAACCAAATAAAAGCTATTGCTCTTATTAAACATATGGCTTTTAATCGGAGCATTAGTCGACATCGTATTAATTTTAATCGGAAATATAAAAAATATACTAATATTGACTTTAATCGGATTAAAAGAAACCGTTGCTGTGCATATATTGAATTGTAAAGTAATGGGTTACTCAGTGGGTTACTAATAGAATAAAATATATCTAAAAATAGATATCAAATGAAATTTTTTAGTAGCCGACCTCGGGCACCATTTGTTTTTTACTCCCAAGTGTTTTTTTGGCAAATTATATTCAAAATATTAAAAAAGAGTTTTTATTTTGATTAACAAATCACACCTGCTAAATCTACCATTTACTTACTTCAACCTCACATTCATAATCATATTAGATAAAAAGATACTATCTTTATCTA